CATTGACTGTGTGGGCCTTGTGTAATATAATATGAACATGAACAATATTAAGAAAACGATCGAATGGATCTTGTACAAACAGGTGCCAGCATGGATACTGGTTTTGTTAGTGATCATTTGGATCTTACTATAGGACGATAACAATGACAAAAGTGTTTGACGCGACAAAATTTAGAAAGAGTATAACAAAATCTATCCAAGGTCTGGGAATAGGATTTAGTGATCCCACGGACTGGATATCAACTGGGAACTACGCTCTGAACTACTTGATGACCAGTGATTTCAACAAAGGAATCCCATTGGGTAAAGTGACTGTGCTCGCAGGAGAATCAGGAGCAGGTAAAAGTTACATAGCATCAGGAAACATAATCAAGAATGCACAGGAACAGGGTATCTTCGTTGTGCTGATCGATACAGAGAACGCGCTGGATGAGAAATGGTTGCAGGCGTTGAACGTGGACACATCGGAGGAGAAACTGTTGAAATTGAGTCTCTCTATGGTGGACGACGTGGCCAAGACTGTGTCGGAGTTTATGAAATCATACAAGGACGAGCACGCCGACAACAAGGAAAACGCACCAAAGGTACTTTTCGTGATAGATAGTTTGGGCATGTTGCTAACACCAACGGATGTCAATCAGTTTGAGGCAGGTGAGATGAAAGGTGACCTGGGTAGAAAACCCAAGGCACTAACGGCACTAGTGAGAAACTGTGTGAACATGTTTGGAAGTTGGAACGTAGGACTGATAGCAACCAACCACACATACGCATCACAGGACATGTTCGACCCAGATGACAAGATATCAGGTGGTCAAGGATTCATCTATGCCAGTTCGATAGTGATAGCGATGAAGAAATTAAAATTAAAGGAAGACGAAGCAGGCAACAAAGTATCGGACGTTAGAGGTATCAGAGCGGCCTGTAAAGTTATGAAAACAAGGTACGCTAAACCATTTGAATCTGTACAGGTCAAAATACCATATGATACGGGCATGGATCCTTACAGTGGACTAGTGGATCTGTTCGAGAAGAAGGGTGTGTTGGTACAGACCGGGAACAGACTGAAGTACGTTGATTCCAAAGGCAAGGAACACATAGACTTCAGGAAAGCATGGACAGGTGATAAATTAGATATGCTGATGGCAGATTGGAAAGAGAAGGAGATCGCAGAAGAGAAAGCGGATCAGGCCAAAGCCAAAGTAAAGACTAAAAAAACAGAAACAACTGAAGAGGAAACGGAAGAATAAATGATTGATTTCACACACGAAGACATCGAGCGTTTATGGAACTCCATATCACACTACGTGCCTGAAAGATCCAGACTGGACGCGGCCATCGACTTCATCAAGAGCCTGGACGACATAGGCATTGAATATGACGAGATAAAAGCGTCTGGCGAGTTTGATCCCAAACTGGAAGAAGCGATCAACACAGTGTTCGAGGAAGAGGAAGACCTAGACGAATCATACGACGACGGCTATAGCGAGGACTAATGATCAACTGGTACAGTGAAGTAAGCAGGAGTTTGGCAAAGATACCTGATTGCGTAGCGTACTTTGACAAAGAACTTCTGGAGGCCAGGAAGCAGTGCAAGATATATGGCAACCTGGAACGAGCATCCGCGGCACTACCGGGCATAGTGGAGGAGAGATTCAGCCAACTACAGCAGTTGGAGGCCATACTGGAATACCTGAACATAGAACTCAGAAGACTGAGATCAAAGACGTTCAGGAAGTTCTTAGAGAACTACAACAGGGCACTTTCCAGCAGAGACGCCGAGAAATATGTGGACGGTGAGGATGACGTTGTGGACCTGACCAAGATAGTGAACGACTTCGCACTGCTGAGAAACCAATGGCTGGGCATCACCAAAGGACTGGATCAAAAACAATGGCAGATAACCAACATCGTGAAACTGAGGGTGGCGGGAATGGAAGATGCCGACATCAAATAACAGAATAATACTCACGGACGTTGACGGTGTGTTGCTAGAATGGGAACACCATTTCACCAAATGGATGTTGCAGAAATCATACTTCGACGAACAGGGAAACCGATACCATCCCTACAAACTACTGCCCGACAAACAGAACACATACGAGATGGCGGAAAGGTTTGGTGTGACCAAAGATCATATCAGGGCACTGATCAGGGAATTCAACAGGAGTGCCTGGATGGGCACACAGAGACCTATGTTGGAATCGCAGACCTGGGTCAAGTTGTTGTCCGCGGAAGGCTGGACGTTCATACCCATAACATCACAGACATCAGACATACCAGCACAGCAGTTGCGTAAGCGGAGACTGGGGGAACTGTTTGGGGATCACGTGTTCACAAATTACCACATCCTAGGAACGGGTGCCGACAAAGATTCAGCATTAGCGGAGTTCCACGATACCGGGCTGTATTGGATCGAGGACAAGCCAAACAACGCTGTAGCCGGGCTCAAATACGGTTTAAAGCCCATATTAATCGACCACCCATACAACAGAGACTTCGAACACCCAGATGTCATACGTGTAAATAATTGGCAACAAATACACAGATTACTATCAGGAAAATCATGAAGGTTTACGTAGGGTGGGACAGCAGAGAGGACATAGCATACCAGGTGTGTGAGCACTCGATCAAGCGTAGGGATCCTCACGCAGAAGTGCATCCACTGAAACAGAACGAGATGCGACAACAAGGAATATATACCAGGGAACTCGACAAATTGGCATCAACTGAATTTACTTTCACTAGATTTTTTGTTCCTTACCTTAACAACTTTCAGGGATGGGCGGTTTTCTGTGACTGTGATTTTGTATGGAAGGTGCCTGCGAAAGAACTGGAAAAGTACTGTGATGACTCCAAGGCAGTGGTATGTGTCCAACATGACTATACGCCCGAGGACGGATCAATGAAAATGGACGGCCAACTACAGACAGCGTACCCCAGGAAGAATTGGTCAAGCATGGTGCTGTGGAACTGTGGCCACGAGAAGAACAAAATTCTAACTCCCGAATTTCTAAACAAACAAACGCCAAAATTCTTACACAGATTTTCTTGGCTGGAGGACAACGAGATAGGTTCGTTGCCGCACGAATACAATTGGTTGGTGGGCTGGTACAAAGAACCAAAAGACGGTAATCCCAAGATACTGCACTACACCGAAGGTGGTCCATGGTTTGACGGCTATAGAGATTGTGAGTACGCTGATGACTGGAAGAAGGAAGTTATAAACCTGTTCAGTTCTTGATCAATTATCGTAAGAATTGATGAAATCCTGTAGAGCGTTAACATCCGCGTCCAGGTGCCGACCTCTGACTTTTGTCCAGACCCAATTATCCCGTTTAGATATATTGTTATTTGTTCTTATAAGATTTGCTGTTTCGTCAAATTGTTTTTTTGCTTTTACGTGAACATAGGGTAACAATATACATCTGTTCAATTTACTAGAAACTTTCTGTGTGTATGTATCAACGTACCAGTGCCAGAAAAAAGGGGGGACCATATATCCCAGTGTCTTTATCCAGTTTTTATGAACTGCGAAGTGTGGTGCTCCGATAGGTTCATTGTCTACATACACCGGCTTGATTTCATCTTTGAATTTATATCCCTTTCCTTTGGTATTACAGTCCCATGGTGCTACCATGCATATCTTGTCTGCATGTAGGTCAAACACCTTTTCAATCTCGATGTCCCAATTTTTAGTTTCAAACTGCATGTCGTCGCCTCCTAAAAAGACTATGTCGCCTTTGGATTTTTCCGCCAACTCGTTCCAACTGAAACAGGTGGATTGATGTGGACCGACCGTGTAGTAAGCAGGGTCAAGCATGTCTCTATAAAGATCTATACTCTGGTCGTCATCATTGAGGTAAAAAAGAAATTCAATATTTTTAGGATCACTGACCGTTTCGAGGGCAGTATCAACCATCCTTTTTGCCAGTTTTGGGCGGCCTCGTGATGGACAACAGATGGATATCATTTACGTACCTCCACAATTACATCATCTGACCTGTTTAGATTTTGCCTATAGTCAAAAATTTTAACATTTTTATCTAAAGATAAAAACTTGGTCTTTGATTCTTCTATGTTCCTTATGTCCTCAATGATGTAAATGCCGTTGGGATTCAATCTTGGGTAAAGAATATTGAATGTGGTTACTTGGTCTATGACTTTGTGTGATCCGTCGTCGATCACAATATCAATATTTGTGATGTCTTTAAAAGTTTCAACCCTAGAACTTTTACCCTGTATCACCGTGATAATATCAGAGGAAGGCGTGTAGTTGACCGGGGCCTTGTCTATGCCTATAATCTTTGCACAGTGGAAATAGGCATTCCACAATTCTAATGATTCTCCTTCGTGTACACCAATTTCCAGGATTGTTAGATTCTTCCTACCTACAAAAGATTCAAAAGCACGGTCGTAATACTTTTCAATGTACGAATGAGTAGGATACTGCTTGTCTGTTTTAAATTTCTTGGCTAATTCTATCAATGACATCAGATCAATTTGTCTTTCCAGGTCTTGGGAGTCTTATCATTGATTATCTCCAGTGGCAAGTGGTACTTGAATTTTCTAGTACCCCTCTGTCTGATATAATCGGCTGTCTTTTTTACTGCTTGTTTGAGCGTGGTGGATGTTTTGTATCCTAACTTCTCCCTTGCCTTATCCGCAGAACATGTGGCAAGTTTCACTTCCTTTGGCCGGTCATCGAAGTGTATGGGTTCAAGGTTACATCCTGTTTCGTTGCCGCACAGTTCTGCCAGATGATTGATCGTCACAAATTCCTCGTCGGGTCCAATGTTGATTATTTCTCCGACCACATCCTTGTTGAATGCTAATTCGTTTAGGCAATACAAGCAATCGTCTATGTATGAAAAACATCTCATTTGTTGCCCATCCCCATAGATAATCGGAGGTTTGCCCTGTAACATCCTGTTCAACATTATACTCATAACGTTGCGAAACGGATCATCGTACTTCTGTCTGGGTCCAACGATGTTGTGGGGGACGGCAACATTCCATTCCACCCCATGGGTCTCACACAAATTTTTTACTACCCTCTCTCCTGCCTCCTTGGCTATTCCGTAAGGATCTTGTGGGAAGGTTTCGTAAGTTTCCTTGAAAGGAGTTTGATTTTTTCCATACCGTGCCATGGAAGAACAGTACACAAATCGTTTTATGTTATTGTTTATACCGGCTGTTACGGCACTCACACTGGCTTCAAATATGTTCTGGGTCACAAGCACCGGCGAAAAAACCGATAATCCTTCATACGCGGTTGCGGCACAATGATACACAATATCAGATCCCTCCATTGCTTTTGTAAGTTTATCTAAATCCCTGCAATCCACTTTATGGAATTCTGCCTCTTGAGGTACATTGTCTTCATAACCGCCTATCATGTTATCATTGCCGGCCACTGTGTGTCCGTTGGCAATCATCAGGTCGGCTAAATGGCTTCCAAGAAATCCTGCTATGCCGGTGATGAATATCTTCATTGTGACTATTTAATACCGTTAGTTTTATAGAAAACTTTATCTGGCCAATGCTCTATTAATACTTTGAAACCACGTGTCATGAGATAATTTTCAACGTCTGCATTACTGCTTCCGTATTTTTTAGTGTTGTTGTTCAGTTCAATCATTAGGAATTGTGTTTGCTGTAAGGTCTTCTCTGCACCTTTCAGCACTCTCATCTCATATCCTTCCACATCAACCTTGATTAGATCAATGTTAGAATATTCGAGGTTGTCGAGTTTGGTCATTCTGATGTCGCCGTCGCCTGTGACACGTTTTGCCTGAGTGAAACTGTCTTCTGTCAGCGATATCATTTTCTCCTCATCGCCTATAGCCTCCCTCCTGGGGACACAATTTATGGTGCAGTTTCTCTGCAGGCATTCAAAGTGTAGTCTATCAGGTTCGAAGGCAATTATCTTCTTCGCATATGGTTCCATCGCTTTTGCCCAGGTGCCACACCATGCACCTATGTCAAGCACGGTCCTGAACTTTTTGTTCTGTGAAGAACAATAATCAAGAAACTTGAGAAGGCACTTATTCTGGGTGAAAGGTCTTCCCTCCTTCCACTCATTGATGTGTATATCGTCGCTGGGTACCCAGAACCCGTTTACTTTTTCGATCTTCATAATATTTCTTTATCCATCAAAATTTCAACAGCAGTTCCATTTTCTATCTCCTCGGGTGTGAACTGTTGATATGCAAGACTGTACAACCAAGGCTCTGGACCGCCATAATATGGATTTTCTATATCTGCTAATTCAGTGTTGCCAACATCAACGGCAAAACTTTTACTGTCACAAAAAACCGGTATCCCTGCACACACGGCTTCTACCGCGCTGATGCTACAACTGGTCACGACACACCAAGCATCTTTGAGGTCCTCGGATAGGGGTACTACAGCCTCGCTCGGTCCTGACGTACCCCTGCCCCTAGGCTTGTGTCGAAGTCTGATTGGTCTGTCTGTGTATCTTTTGATCTGATCTATTGTCTCATTCGTCCAGTTCGGCCTGTTGAGATATTCATTTATGCCTGCACTGCTGGGACAGACCAAAATGTATTTGCCAGCGAAATTTGGTGCCTTGATCTTAATTCCAAACTTCTCGAATCTGTCGGCCTTACAGTTCTTCAAATAAGGTACATGTATGGCATTTTTACAAAAACGCCAATAATGATTGTCTGTCTTCAGATTGTTGTTATCAAATCTACCAAAGTAAGGGGTGTCCGTGAACCAATAGTTGTGATTCCGTGCTTCCAGTTTCTTAACCATTTCTCTGTTGTTGCCAACGAATCCCCAGAACATGCTGTTGTTCACAGGTTCCGTCTCTATAGCGTTGTCTAACTTGGTAATCTGGTCGGGCCACGACTTTTCGACGCCCTTGAACACTTCCCATGCCTTGCTGTTCTTGTTACCGAATGGTGCGTAGATTGTTAGCATCTATAAATTTTAATAGTTGGGCCGCCCAATCCTTATGTCCTTCTGTGCTAGGATGTGGATCACCAGGTACACAATGTTGTTTGTTAGAAACGGTATAATCGAAATGGCTGGTTTCGGGTCTGAAGAATCTCGTCTTATCGATCTTGTCAAATATTAATTTGATATCCGGATTGGTAATTTCTGCATCTGATAGGGTGTTGTACATAACATATGGATATTTCCTCAATTTAAGGAAATCCTGTAAGTCATGTATTGCCAGCAGAGATTCTATCTGCGTTGCCTGTTCTATGTCTAGACCTTTGTTAAAAAGATATTTGAAAAATGATTCTGTATTGCTATCACGATTTGGATCCCATGTCTTCCATGTGGTCTCCATTGTTGGAAACTTTGCTTTTTTGAATCCGTCACCGGTAGGGTAATCAAATCTGTTTCCGCCACTGGAACCTATCACAAAGAAACAATCCTTTGCTATGTCTGGGAATTTCTCACACCAGACCCTGGTCGTCCACATCAGTCTTTTGTTTCCACGTCCGCCGCCTGCCAGATTCTCAGCAATTGGCAGATCCATCATTCTGGATAATTCCTCGCCACAGTGTGTGTGGACTCCACACTTGGGCCTGGTTGTCAAGAATGAACAACCATTTATGAACATTTTTGTTGGCATGTGACTATAATTATATACTACTTATTCATGATATGCAAACTGTAAAAAACATAGGTTCAATAAAGTATTTCCTCGATCGGTGGGAGATGGTAGATCCAGAATACAATTACACCGTGCCCTATCATGATTCGATCAATCCTCATTTTACTAGTTTACCAACTTTCGTTGCGGAGTTCCATGACTGCAAGGTGCATACCTGCCCGTTATTGCTGACCAGAGAAAACAAATTGATAACAGAACACTTGTGGAAACTCACCCACAAAAGCAGACACAAGCCACACAAGAGTCACAGGCTTTGGACAGAATGGGACGAAACAGTTGATCTGATACTGCCAACAGTAAAAGAATCATTCAACGAGACTAACACATATGTGTGGCTCCCAATTGATGAATATAGTGTTGAAAATCCATGGCACATCTGGATTGACGTCATATCAAAATTTCGCCTACTTGAAAAAAGATGGGCGACTAATTTTTCTAGATTTTGTTTTGTATTGGCGAACCATAGTCGTTATTTTGAAAAAGTTTGTAAGACTCTTTTTCCTGACGTTAAGATTATCGTAATGCCCAAAAACGAGACATGGCAGTTCAAACATTTGATTGTGCCAAGTGCGAGCAACACACAAGATGGAATAATTGTGCCGCCGATGGCTCCGTGGCTGAGACATTTCAAAGGATTGAAAAATTTGAAAGGTGTAAAACCACATAGGAAGATAGTTGTTTTAAGGCCTGGGGCCAACACCAGGAGAATACTTAACTCAGACGAATTATTGTTGAAACTCAAAGGCTGGGAAACTGTCGCTCTGGAGAATCTAAGTATAAAGGACCAAATGAAAACTTTCGCTGGGGCATCACATGTACTTGCGGCACACGGAGCAGGCATGGTCAATCTATTGTGGTGCCAGCCCGGAACAAAAGTTATTGAGGTCCAGGACAGAAACATGCTACATAAGAAAGTGTATCCATTACTGTCGCACAATTTAAATTTAGAACACAAATTATATCTAGCAGACGTAGTGCCAATACCTAGAGAAAACGGAGCAAAGGTACAAGGTGTCAAAAGATTCAGTGACATGATCGACTTCAAGATTAACATTCCAGAGATAATGGAGCATTTAGAATGAACCTTTCGATATTACAGAAAAAGCCTGAACTAATACTAGCACCTTATCCACATTTTGTGATCGAAGATGCACTACCTCAGAAAGTGTACGAACAATTAGAGAAGGAATGGCCCGAGGAACAACTGCTGTCTACGGAACCATTTGATTCAGGTATATGTTATAGGTTAAAAGCAGATGAGATGTTGAAACCTAAAAAAGTTTCAAATCTATGGAAAGAATTCACCGAGTACCACACATCAATGGGATTTTACAAACAAATGACCGAAGTGTTTGGAGAGTTCGTCCCTCACGTGGAAGACCTAACATTAAGTCCAAGAGGCTGGGACACAGGCCATGACAAGATAGGAACCGACTGTCAGACAGTGATGCACAAGCCCATAGACTACAGTTCAAGGACTGCACATATAGACAATCCTAGAGAGATATACGCGGCCTTACTTTACATGCCATACAAAGAGGATCAAAGTACAGGTGGAGAATTCCAGATACACGAAACAAATGATACTATTTCAGAAGTGAATAAAAACGGCGGTAGAGAAGTAAAAGAGAAGGCGGGCAAAATTGTGAAGACAATACCTTACAAAGCAAACACACTGGTTGTATTCTGTAACAATTCAACAAGGTGTGTACACAGCGTATCCGCTAGGAAAAATGCCGTGCTACACAGGAGGAGTGTGAACATAATTGCAGAATTCAACCGGGTGGCTAGCCGTAAGATGTTTGAAGTGAAGGAAAACAGAAAATAATGTTGTCAGGAATACACACGACCAAACCACGGACACAGCGTTATGTGGATGCTTTCGTTAGTGGATCTGGTCAGGGCAAGGTATATCAATTCAGAGATTTGAAATCATTACCTGAAGAGAATCTGACCATGTACGGCATACTGGCGGGTTCTGGAGAGGTTTACAAATGGTGCCAAAAAGAAAAAAAAGATTTCTTCTTCATGGATCATGGATACTTCACTAACGCACATGACAGTCCCCACTGGTTACGGATCACAAAAAACAAACACTGCCAAAACAAACTCCGGGAGGTTCCGACAGATAGATATGAGAAGTATTTCAGGCAAGATATCAAACCATGGAACAAGAACGGAAGCAAGATCCTAGTTTTACCGCCAACCAATGCCATAGCAAATTTCTTTGGAGTGGAAAATTGGTTGGAACACACCCTGAATATATTAAGAAAGAATACGGACCGTAAAATAGATGTGCGTGAAAAACCATACAACCCAACAATAGAAATCGACCACGTGGGAGCAACGGTCAAGATCGACCGGCCGACCAAACACCAAGGAAATATAAATTGGAGTGATTATTATGCCATGGTCACGTACAACTCCAACACCATGGTGGCAAGTCTGGCAAACGGTGTTCCTGTTTTCTGTGATCCGATCAATAGTGCGGCGTCACCCATATCAGAAACGGATTTCAGCAAGATAGAAACACCTAAATACGGAGACAGGATTGCTCTATTCAGCAGTCTAGCTTATAATAACTGGAGTCTGGAGGAAATGGCCAACGGCACGGCGTGGAGGATGTTGAATGAAAGTTGAAATATTTAGAAGAACAGTGAAAGATCGTAGACGTGGTAACAGTTACGAACTTCTTTATCATCTCAAAGAAGGCATAGAAGCCGTTGGAGATGAAGCAATTATTGTCAATGAAAATAGGACAGGTCCCACTGTAGAGGGAGAAATGATTCCCACCGCACCCATGGCGGCTATGTTTGGTTATGGCGGTGATAGGCAAATGCACCACACCAAGGGCAGGCGTAGGGAATTAGCCAATAACTGTAGAGCAAAAAATATCCCTTTGATCACTTTTGACGGAGGACTTCTATCCAGCTTTGGCAATGTGTCTACTTCCCCAGATCACCATTTCAGAGTGTCGCTTTACACACCAATGAATGATGGAGATTTCCTTTCCGACAACAGTCCAAGTGATCGTTGGGAGATGATGAAAAATAAATTTAAGGTACGTCACGAACCATGGAGGAAATCAGAACAAGGAGATCCCATACTGTTTGTCCTACAACCCAAAGACAACTGGAGCATGAACGAACTTGATCCAATAGCATGGTTCAATGGGGTATATGAAAAAATCCGGCCCGCCACAGACCGGCCTTTCATAGTAAGACCGCACCCAAATCACGTGGCCAGTATAGTTGAAAGGAGGAGCGAACTTCCAGAGGACATCGAACTACAATACACGCAGAAGCACTTCGGCGGTGATGAGAAAAAGCACTATAGATTCAACTTCCAAGACGTAATAACTAATTGCCATGCTGTTGTTACTCACAATTCTACTGCCAGCGTCGACTCTTGCGTTCGTGGAATACCTACCTTTTGTACCTCAGATCTTGCACTTTGTTGGCCTGTAGCCAACAAAGACCTCAACAACATAGAAACGCCAGAACGTCCGGACAGGACACAGTGGCTCAATGACCTTGGTTACAAGATGTGGAGCATACAGGAAATCCGTGATGGCACGGTGTATAAAAGATTTAAACAACGGCTAGGACTAAAATGACCTCGTTGACTGTTGTAACTACGTTCCCGCCAAATCGATGGACAGCATACGCCAAGAGGATGTTGGAAAGCCATGTCGAGTTTTGGCCCAACGATGTTGAGTTGCACGCCTACTACGAAGGTGTCCGACCCGACATAGAAAACAATAAAATAAGATTCATTGACATAGAAGCGGTAAACCCTGAATTGGTCAGTTTCAAAGAACGACACAAGCATGATCCGGTGGCTAATGGAGAGACAACAGAAGTACCAGGCGGTGTGCGTAGGAATCCAAACGCGGGGGCTAACGACAAAGGCAAGGGGTCATACCTCTGGGACGCAGTGAGATTCGCACACAAGACGTTCGCTGTGGACCATGCGATCAAAAATAGCAAAACGGATTACGTTCTATGGTTGGACGCTGACACATATACATTCAGGAACATATCTAAACAATTTGTAACAGATCTTTTGCCAATGGATAAAATGGTGAACTTCCTAGGAAGGGGAGACAAATACCCAGAGTGTGGATGGGTCTGCTACAACACCCGACATCCTAAAATAAAAGAATTCATGCGGTGCTGGACAGACTTGTACAGGCACGACACCATCTTCAAAGAGCTTGAGTGGCACGACAGTTATCTTTTCTGGCAATGCTTGAAAAGGATAGCGCCCAACGAAGGGGTCGACATAGGCAAGGGTGCGGGTGTGAAGGGACACCACGTGTTCATAAACAGTGTGCTTGGTGGTTACATAGATCACATGAAGGGCAAAAGGAAAGTGTTGGGCAAGAGTTCAAAGAGTGATCTGCGTGGCAATCGCGAAGAGGAGTACTGGAAGAATGTCGAGAACTATGATCCGTTTGGCGGAGTTCAGTTTGACCCAAAACAGGCCGAGGACATCATCAGCAAGGTGGCCAAGGGAAAACAAGGAAATTAATGAGACTGGAAGTTTGGACTGACCACGGGCCTCTGAACTCCAAACCCATATTCGATGCATTCGTTAAGAGCCTCAATGATGCGGGAGATCAAGTCCACTTGAACAAATCCGTCAACGCAGACGTGGCAGTGATATGGAGTGTGTTGTGGCGTGGCCGAATGCAGGGATACAAAAAGATCTGGGACGAGTACAGATCTCAAGGCAAACCCGTGATAGTGATAGAGGTAGGCGGTCTGAGAAGGAATCAGAGTTTCAAGATAGGCATAAATGGCATAAACCGTGATGCTGATTTCGCCAACCAAGAGTTCGACGACAAGAGATGGCCACTATTCAAGCACACCCTACAACCATGGAATCCATCCGGGGAGCTGATCGTTATCTGTGGACAGCATGACGCGTCCGAACAATGGCAAGGAATGCCCAAGATGGAGAACTGGATCAGACAACAGATAATAGAGATACGGAGATACACCACACGTCCGATCTTGGTGAGGCCTCATCCACGCAATCAGATATCGTTCAATGAGAAAGATTTTGAAAACGTAAAAATCAGAATGCCTAAACGTGACCACAGGACCTACGATGACACAGATTTCAGGGCAACACTGGAGAGGACCTGGGCCGTGGTCAACCATAGTTCAAATCCAGCGATGGAGGCAGTGATAAAAGGGATACCTGTTTTCGTGTCAGCGTCGAGCCTGTGCCATGACGTGGGAAACACAGAGTTGCGTGACATAAACACACCTGCCATGCCAAAAAGAACCAACTGGGCAAACCAGCTGGCGTACACTGAATGGTTCGAGAAAGAGATAGAGCAGGGACTGCCGTGGAAAAGAATTAAAAAGCGACTCGAGGAGAAATACATAAAGTGAAACAGATAAAGATAGGAAGAAAAAATGACATACAGCCGATAGAGTGGACACCCTACCAAGGAGAAACTGTAATTGTGAACACTATAATCAGGAAAGGCAACAGGATACAGGAGACAGCGTTCTATGAAGATAAAGTCAAAGCGGTGCCCCGAGGCAATGCTTACTGCATAGGAAACGGGCCATCCAGGAAAGGGTTTGACCTGAATAAACTAAAAGCCACCGGTCAGACTTACGGATGTAATGCACTATACAGAGACTTCATGCCAGACTTCATATTCAGTGTTGACACGAAGATTACGGTCCAAATGTGTGAGGATGAAGTTGGATTGAAAACCATACAC